GGTCTGCAATCTTCGCATAATCTTTACCAGTGCCATCAATGATCAGACCGATACGTCCCTCAATGTAATTTTCTTGACGTTTCTTTGTGAGTTGTTTTGCTCTCTTTCGCATCTTGTCACGTTCTTCTGCCTCACGCTCTGCTTTCGCTGTGGACATGTCCATGTCAAAACCGGCATCCTTGAGATATTTTTCAAAAATATCATCAGAGTTGACAATACGCAATCCAGTGCCGCCAGTGGTAGACCTGACAACGTATGACTTACCGCTGCCAGGACCGCCCGCTAGGAAAAACGCTTTGAATATATTAGGGTCGTTGAGGCCCTCTTGCAAATCTTGGAATGTTTTCATTAGTTCGTCCTATTAATTTTTGATAACCTGCCATTTCTATGATGTATTTATCATCTTCCGTAAGTGGAGAAAGTTGCTCTATTCTTCGTTCTTGAATTTGAAAGTTCATCTGTTTGATACGTTTTTTTCTGGATAACATCTTATCCTCCTTATTTTTATGATATGTTTTCATGGCAAGAAAATTAATAGTCCTCCTTTCGTTTATATTATTTGTTGATAAAAATCTTCTGTGTCCACCTCTGGTGGCTCTGGTTTATTCTCATATTCGTGGCTTTCTGCCACATCCTCTAGCTCTACGGCTAGGTCATCTCTAACTATTGACAGCACCATCTCATGACGCATTTCACCAAAATCAAAATCATGCCTGATTTTTTTGATTAGAAATTTACCATTGAAGAAAAAGTCCAGCCGCTCACCTTTCTCCGTCTTTGCCGCAGTTTGAGTTGGCAAGTTGAAGTCTATCATATCACCCGCATTTACTAGGGTATTACCATGCACCTCTATATTTGCGGTAATCCCAAACTCTAAATGTGCAAGCATAGACTCTCTTTTCTGCAACCATTTCTTTGTGTCACCGCCAACAAACGGATAGTTTCCATTTTCTGTATGGTGATAATTGATTGTGCCTTGATCATTTCCATCGGCATCATGAAATCGTGCTGTTGGGACTAAAAAAGATTTGGCAGGAAAATCACTGATGCGGCCTGTAGGCTCTACTGGAGATGAATTTACAAGTGGAAAACTACTTCCTGACTTTCCATCTACTATGGTATTTGCATGAGGAATGCCAAAGAACTCATCCAGATAATTAAATTGTTGACGAGTTTGTTTTTTTGCAAACGTGTCATAGATTGTAAGATTTGACCCATACGCACCAAGTCTCTGACTTACCAAAGTGTCACCATTTCCAACAATTTGATGACTGAGGATGGTGCTTAAATCCTCAAACACATTTTGAGGTTTAGAGCCAGGTATTGAGGTTGTGTATTGCATGACAGAATTAGCAGCATACATGCTTGCAAGACTTCTAAAATGAAACCCTTTTAAATCCTCATAAAACATGTACGGAGAGTTTAGTCCATCCCTTGCGATAGCTTGTCTCTTGAGCATGTGAATTGCATGAACTGGTCGAATGTTTGGAAACACCATCTTTTTTACGCCTTCACTTGGCTCAACGAACAGATGTTTTGTGATATCTAACTTGGACCTCATTATATTTTTGGCTATCTCTGAGCATGTGCCCACAAAAGAGCCATTCAACTTGGTTCTTTCATTCTTTAACAACTCTGCACTGGCAACCTCTAGTAATACACCCTGTTGACCATTACCAATATTATCTCTAGTTTTCATAGAGGTTACGACAAGCACGTTTTTTGTGAAATCTATGATACCATTTTCACCCTGCATGCCTGGAGTTCTTAATTTTAGTTTTATAAATTCCTGACCTATGATAGGGCCAGTAGCAACAAGATTGACATGATCAACGAGTAGAATGCTCCCTGTGACGGCAGTGCTATCAATTGCCTCGAATAAATTAATGTGTAGAACTGAATTTAGCAAATCCAAAACTAAGCCAGTGGAGGTTGTGATGCTCACCCTATCTACTTTAAAATCTCCAGCTTTTTGTATTGCTTCTGAACTTGCTTTAGCCATTAAACGATGCTTTCTTGCATGAGGTTTTCAAATTCTTCAACGAACAATGGCAGGTAAGATGGGTCTAGCAATCTTATTTGTGATTGTTCATTTCTCACATTCTCTTCATAGTCATAATTACTCACAGCCGTTGCACTGAAATCAGATGTGGTATCTGTGGTGCCTATGTCAATTTTCACAGTGGTATCACCAGATGTTTGTGAAATCTCAAAGTGATGTGTTTGAAATATAAGAGGAGTTGATGCGGCTGGGTCTGTAGGATATTTCTCTTCCAAGAAAGATAACCATTGAGTGTATGACTTGGGCCACTGGTGATATCTGTCCGTTATATTATTGATTAAAAGAATAACCCAGTGCAACTCTGAATCACCATACAGCTTATGAGCAATAATTTCTGGTGTTTCGCCATCCTTTACATCATAGTAATCAAACACTAGAACATCCGCACTAACCTTTTGTCTCAAAGCAACTCTTCTCAACAGATTAGTTACAACTTTGAAATCAAAATTACCAGTCGCATCATACACAATGCTAGGAAAATTTGAGAAATACATTATTAGAAACCTTCTTGAATTAGTGACTTTGTGACCGTTTGCAATTCTTTGAATTTTAGCGCCATAATCGTTCTGGTGGGCGGCGCACCTTTTTCATTCTGTGTATGAAATGTCATCTTATCCCCACCATACGTGACATCAATACTTTCCAGATAGCATTCTCCTATTCTATGCAGATATCCATTTTCTTTTGCGCCTGAATAATATGCGATATCAAAAGTATTTGGAATAGTCATCTCAATTCCCAGAGCATCTGTATATTCTGGTGCGGCATTCTCTCTGAAAAGTCTAATGATGGCGTTTATCTCATCTGCTTCCTCTTTGGACGAGGGAGTGAATATGAAACTATATGAGAACTCCCTAAGGCCAATGCCCTCAAAAGTAACTTCCATTTTTGGAACAATGACCTTTCCTCTTGCGATACCAATTGCAGCTTTAGCACCAGAAAATCCTGGCACCTGTTCTACTGCGCTCAAAGCCAGCCCTGTGACAGCGGTGCGAAGTCCATCCATCGCTGCCCCTGCCGCTTTCTTGAAACTTTCAGCGTTCAATCCAGTGAAACCACCAATAACCTCTGCGCCAGTAACAGTTCCAACTCCCATTTCCGTAGCGCCGTATTTTATTGTATATGATTGAGTGACAGTGATTGGAAAATACAATGCGACAGAGTTTGTTGTTCTGACAGTTGGCGCAAGTTTTTGGGTTAGAGACTTACCATCGTGTTTTTTTCCTTTGGCACGTTCAGCGTTACTCTTAATTTGTTGTGACAGTTGTTGACCCTCATCGCTTGGAGCGTCTGCACCAGTGGGTTCAGGGCCAACTTGCTGCTTTGCGACTGTGCCGACAGATTTTTTTTCTGATTGCGTAACCTTTGCAGCCTGTCTCTCCCTCACAAAAAACGAGATAAAATGACTATTGCCTGTGGAACCAAGGTCTAAAGGATATTGATACAGGCGTCCAGTGTCTCCACTAGGACGATTTCCACCTGAGTCTGGAAATCTAAGTCCTGTGGCTCTGTTCAGTCCTAATGCAGAACGAGATGCCCCTGTTACAAGCCCGGCTAAACCAGATTGAGCTTTGTTTCTTAATGCAGTGAAAACAGCCATGTCTAAATAGTCCTCATAATCATAACTATTTATACATCATGGCATATAAGGGACGATATAAACCAAACAATCCCTCAAAATATAGAGGAAATGTTCACAATGTAATCTACCGCTCACTGTGGGAACGGAAGTTCATGGTATATTGTGATAACAATGAGTCTGTGATTGAGTGGGGCAGTGAAGAGGTGGTCATACCTTACAAGTCTCCTTGGGATGGTAGAATACATCGTTACTTTCCAGATTTTTACTGTAAGATACGAAAGCACGATGGTAGCGTCGAAAGGCTTATCATTGAGGTAAAACCTAAAAAGCAAACAGTGCCACCAAAGGAACCACAAAGAAAAACAAAACGATATCTGAATGAGGTAAAGACTTGGGGTGTGAATAGTGCCAAGTGGAAGTATGCTGTTGAGTGGTGTAAAGATAATGGAATGAATTTTAAAATACTAACAGAGGACGATTTAGGTATTCATTATAAATAATTAAATGGCACAAAGTAGATTCATTCAAAGCGTTTTAGATGCAGCAAGAGAGGATGCAGGGGCTAGTGGAGCAAAATCTCTAAGTTGGTTTAGGAGAAAGATTGAGGAGTTTGGAAAGCCTGGTCCTTTGGATTTGATAAGAGATGGCAGACGAACAAAGAGTGAAAATTTTGGAACACTCAACATGTTCATTTACGATCCAAAACATAAAAATAAACTGCCATTTTATGACACATTCCCATTAGTTTTACCAATAAGCCCCGCCGCCGGTGGTTTCTTAGGACTAAATTTTCATTACTTACCAATCCCAGCCAGAATAAGGTTGTTAGATAGAATTGTCGAACCAGAAACTAGGGCCGTCAATGCTATAGTTCAAAGAGGTGAGGTGCAAGGGATTATCACTAACTATTCCGAGTTAAGAAAAATACCAATGGCAAAAGCGATTGTGAAGCACTACTTGACGGGACATGTTAAATCTGATTTTCGTGCTATTGGAACCGACGAATTAGTTGTTGCAGCGTTGCTGCCAGTTCAGAGATTCCAAAAAGCTTCTGCCCAGGCCGCTTACATCGAAACTGCAAAACGATATTAGGATAGAAAAATGGCAACAGGAATTGGTTCTTTTACAGACGCTCTCGCATTTGGTGCATTGAATGATGTGCTGTCGTTATTTCATGATCAAAACGCATACGGAAGACCAAACCAATATGAGGTTCAAATTCTACCACCAGGCGGTAAGTTAGCAGGGCACGATTTTAGAGCCATTTCACTAAAAGCAGAATCTGTTCTCATGCCTGGCAGAACTGTCAATGTTCAACCAAAATCGGCTGATCAACTATATGGGCCAGTAAGAGAACTGATTACAGGACCATTATATGCTGATGACATAACGATGACCATTCAATCAACTAGTGGACTAGATGAGAGAATGATGCTTGAACAGTGGCAAGAACTGGCATTTAACAAAGATACATATGATGTAGCATACTATAACGAATATGTCGGAACTTTAAATATTCATCTGTTAGATATGAACGATAGGAAAACATTTGGATTACAACTACGAGAGTGCTTTCCAAAGGCCATCACTGGTGTAAATCTTGCGTATGGACCAAACACAGAGATTACAAAAACTAATGTGTCATGGACATTCAGAGAATTTGTCAACCTATCTTTAGATGGTGCCGGTCCAGGCCTTGCAGAAAAGTTAGTTGACACAGCCACACAAACCGTTGAGAGAGCGATTACAGCAAATGTTCCATCAGTTTTAAGAAGACTGTCTTGACAATTATTATGAAGGATAAAAATTATGGCGTTACCAAAACTTGATACACCAACCTACCAACTAGAACTACCATCTAATCAACAAGTTATCAAATACAGACCTTTCTTAGTCAAAGAACAAAAAATCTTGATGATGGCACAAGATGCTGACAACAAAGAAGACACTTACGGCATGTTGTCAGAAATTATTGATGGATGCACTTTTAACACCATTGACATATCAACCATGCCATTATTCGATTTTGAATATCTCTTTATGCAGATACGTTGTAAGTCTGTGGGTGAAAGTGCTGAAGTCAGTGTTCTGTGTCCAGATGATAACATAACCAGAGTCCCTGTAACAATAGACTTGAGTGAGATTGATGTTCAAATCGAGGACACTCATAGTAATGTGATTGGTGTGAACGAAAACATCAAAATCATCATGAGGTATCCAACGGTGAATGATATTAAAAGCGTGGATGATGCAGAAGTGATGAAGAATGCCATGAAATTAATAAAAACATGTATTCATGAAATTCATGATGGTGATACTATTCATAATACAATTGATGCTACCGCAAAAGAGTTGGATGATTTCATCGACAGTTTACCTACAGAGGTATTTGAAAAGCTAGGGAACTTTTTCAACACTATGCCTAGACTAACTCATGTGTTGCGAGTGAAAAATCCTAAAACAGAAGTAACAAGTGAGGTGGTGGTTCAAGGACTAGAAAGTTTTTTTTCATAGCCCTTTCTCACACAACACTAGCGTCTTACTATGAACTTAATTTTGCACTGATGCATCATCATAAATATAGTTTGACAGAACTAGAAGAAATGTTGCCTTGGGAAAGGGAGATATATATTGGATTGCTAATGAAATATTTGAGGGAGGAAGAAGAGAGGAATAGGCAGCAAGCCGCAAGGAGATAAAGATGGCACAAAAGAAACTTGAGCCAGGCAGTGACTACGCAAAGTATGATATTGATGGTGATGGTATTGTGACAGATGAAGAACTTGAAATGGACGCTAAAATGATGAGGTTAGAGAATGAGGATAAAAAAGAAGACGCTCAAAGACATATGGCGTGGTTCGCTCTTTTTGGTATGCTGTTATACCCTGCTTTGGTTGTTGTTTCCGTATTTACTGGACTTGACAAGGCTGC